AGGGAGTAAGTACGCATCTTAGCAGAAATGCGGGTACCATTAAGAAAGGCAAGATTCCAGGGAATGTTCGCCTGGCCTGTTGCTGGTACCGCTACGGGTTCACGTCCTATAATACGCTCGGCGGCGTTACCAAGTCCGGTTTGTCGGATGGTGCTGCCAACGGGCGCTGTCACATTGATGATGCTCTTTGTCCCAGCCTGGGCTACGACCGCATTTCTGCGGGCTGGGTTGCCGTTGTTATTCTTTCTCTGGTTATTGGCCATGATAAAAATCTATGAGTATCTAATTTAGTTTTATAAATACTGCACATGATGTAGGCTAAAGTCATACATACTCTGATCAATGCGTCCATGGAAGGAAGCATGATTGAAGATATCTTGAAAGGGTGCTGTCGACACCCAACGTTCCATCTCCTTCTGTTCTTGCACCGGGACACCAAACATGTCATCGAACAGGAGTCTGCACACATCATCTATTTCATCACCGTAGGCTGCATCGTCAGCTTCTTGTAAAGCATCCATCTGCGGCCTAAGCTGGCCGGAGTACCAATGGTCCCCCGGATCTTGTTCACTAACTTGGTCTCCCGTAGGAGTCTACGGCCTATCGCCTGAAGCACGGGTACACCACGATACTCCACCGCCCAAGATAATGCCCTTGACCTGCATAGATCTTTCAGTCTGGTTTGGGTGCATGAGGGGCGATAGTTAAAACTCCATCCCAGACCAACAATGGCCTTGAAAGGTTCAACAATCGCGTGCTTCCCATCAGGTGAAAAATACGTGGAGCAGAATCCAGCTTTTCCCAGAGAATCAACGGCCTCCAGCTTGACAACGAATCCGAACCGTTCAAAGTCCTTCTCCGTTAACGTCATGCAACTGGGTATGGCAAAGATACCGTCATCTCCCTCTATTATACATCTCACACTCTCTAACACTACGGGACCGTACTTGACGTAAAGAATAGTCATGACGGACAGATAGTTGCAAAGTCCATTTCCAAGTGAAGTATTCATCTCACCAGACATACGTGAGCACACCGTGGCAGAAAAATGCCGTAAAGTGATGCGCTGCGGTTTGTAAAGCATGGACGCGATATACTCGTGCCATTCTTCGGGCAGATACTGCCGATAGACCGTGCCTTCCAACTCACTCATGGTTTAAACGCATGAACCTCAAAGGAGGTGTGGTCATTCACGTAGAGCTGGTAGCCTTCTAGATTCCCAAAGTGTCCCACTATGTGGCGAGCTCTCTCAGCCACGGGCACGTGCTTAATGAAGCACGGCCTCTTGAAAATCATATGCTCAAGGGACTTGAATACGGGGCCCAAGATGACTTTAACAGGATCCTCTCGGGCGCATATGATTCGTGGATTTTTGAAGGTTGCGAACTTCTCTCGCTTAATAAATGCTTTCACCCTCCCCAAAGTAGGATCGAGGGGGTTAGCGCATAATCGCCTTCGCAGCTCACGAAGCTGCTCCTTTCTCACCATTGTGTAACTTGTTCCTTCCAACCACTCCTCAAAGCCCATGATCCGAGGACCAATGGCTCCAAATAAAGAGATTGTTATCGTCTCAGCCACAGAACGCAGAAGCCGGCGATCAGCAGTAGAAACAGGGGGCACAGAACGGCCAATACGATGCAGAACACCCGCGAGAGCATTCTGAGCGGTATTAACATCCGCAATCGGAGGGCACGTGCCACGGGGATGAGGTAGGATTGCGTAAGCCATATGTATGGGCCTATGAATTTCATCCCTAATGTCACCAATACGGGTAAGAGGATTACTCGCATGTACGGCGCCCACCCAAAAATCAGCATCGTAACCATACGCAGCCGCGTACACGCCCCGCGAAGGGCACGCACGATGTGTGGCGTGACGTGGTCTCGTAGCAAGATTCTTGCCCTTCCAAGTTTGCGGTAGCTTGCATAGAACACAGGGGACGCTGTACGCAAGCGTTGTGTAAAATCCCCTAGCTCTAGAGCCGGACCTTTGCCATCCTCCCACTTGTGAAGCTCATCCTTCAACATGCGTAGGCGCTGGTCACACCGCA